GCCATCTACAGGAGAACGATAAGGAATTGCAAGTTCTTCGGAAGCATACTCTAAAATATTTTCATTCGTATCACAATATTTTAGAAACTTCAATTCCCAACTAGATCTATAATATATTTCACAAGGATTTCCTTTATACTTTTCTGGAAATTTCGGTTTATATTTTCCTTGTAAAAAATTTTTCATTTAGACCACTTCCACCGACCCTTAATTCTGCCTAATTCATAATCATCTCCTGGACTTTCAGTAGATCTTTTATTTGTTGTTCCATTGTTCCACCACCTGGTATTTTTGTTTTTGCCCAAAGCCCATTCAGGTGGTTTTATATTTTTTTCTTTTAGTGTTTTGGATATTTGCTCCTTTTGTTGTTTTCCTTTTTCAGTTTGATAATAATTTAATCTATCTATAGACTTTAATTTTTTATATTCTTCTGTATGGTTTTTTCCAGTCCAAAAATTTCCATATAATTCTCGATATTCTTTTAATTTATCACCTTTAGGATCGGAAGCAGGTTTTCCTTTATTTTTTAAACTTATTTTGCTTTTAGTTTCCTCTGAGTGATTAAATCCAAATAGTCCTTCCCCACCTAATGTTTTGTTATATTCAGGACTAATTTTATTAATCCATAATTTTTCTTTTTCCAATAAATCTTCCCAATTACTACACTCTTCTAATTTTTCAATATAAAAATTATCCTCCCCATATTTTATAATTGCTGCCGCTATTCCACAATTTAAATGCTTCTTATGTTCTTTAAATCTTTTTTCTAATGATCTAGATGTTATTCCAATATATTTTTTATTATTAATTTTATTGACTATATGATATACAAACATTATCTTTATGTTAGGTCTCCCTTATATTTATAGTAATTAATTTCCCTTATAAGACATCTAAATACTTATACTAATAAGACTCATAAAAGGTATTTAGAGTGCCTAGTATCCGCAGAATATCCGACTTTAAACCACTATTTACGAATCTGGCTCAGAGTTCTCACTTTCAGGTCATATTTGGTGGTTTGCCCGGTCCGCTTTTATCACATCTTGCAATAAGAGGTGTTAACCCATTATTTATTGCTAATGATGCCGGACTACTTTGTTTTTCGGCATCACTACCAGGAACCACACTAGCAACCGCAGATATTACCAATAACTACACGGGAGTAAACGAAAGAGTTGCTCATCGTAGAATCTTTACAGAAATTGGTCTAGAGTTTTATGTTGATAGTAATTATACCACTTTAAAATTTATAGAGCACTGGATGGAGTTTATTGCTAGTGGTTCTAATGAAAATCCATCAAGAGACGGATATTACTTTAGAATGAGATATCCAAGAGATTATAAGAGTGATATGACTAAAATTATTAAGTTTGATAGAGATTATAATGTAGAAATTGAGTATAATTTTTTCGGACTATTTCCACTTTCTTTAAATTCAGTACCAGTTCAGTATAATGGTTCTGATATATTGAAAATGAGTGCCACATTTAATTATGAAAGATATGTTTGTGGCAGAACACTAAGTTTGGATTTTAACCGAAATGATGACAATAATAAAGTTTCTAATACTGTTGTCAACAGCACTATAAATCAAGTAAATAGACAAAATAGACTTGCAACAGGAAGAGATGAGTTGATTAATAGAAATCTCAATCTTGGAACTGGAAGACTAGATGATCCAAGACCTGTCGGTGTTGCATAAGTCGTCTAAATAATTTTAACTGAACTTTATAGGATATTATAAATATTAGTGCCTGAGCTGGTGGTTCTTTTCAGGAAGAATGGGAGCAGAAATGCTCCTTTTCTTGTATAAATAGTTATAACCACCAGTTTAAGAGCAGTTATGCAACCTCGCATATACACATATAAGATTACCTTTGGGGAAGTTCCATATTATTATTATGGTAGTCACAAAGAAAAGAAATATAATGAATATTATATGGGATCTCCAGTTACTCACAAATGGTGTTGGAAATTTTATACGCCAAAAAAACAAATATTAGAATTTTTTGATACTAGAGAGGAAGCAAATTTCATAGAAAATAGATTGATAAAACCAGTTCTTAATGACCCATATTGTCTCAATGAAAATTGTGGGGGAATAGTATCTTCTCTTCTATGTAAAAAAGGTGCAAAAACTTTAGTTGATAATAAATTAGGAATACACTCAAGAACAAGAGAGCAAATTATAAAAGATGGAGATAAAGGAAGAGAAACGCAAAAAATATTAAAAATTGGTATATATGGATTATATCCAGAAATAAGAAAACAAAATGGTGAAAGATTAGGACAAAGAAATGTTGAAACTGGTCATATACAAAAACTTGGTAAAGAATATGGGAAATTGTGTTCTGAAAATGGATTGGGATTTTTTGGTATGGATGAAGGTGAAAGAAATGAAGCAAGAAGTAGGGGTGGAAAAACTAGTGGTAATAATGCCTATAAAAATAAAACAGGAATACACACATTTACTAAAGAACAAAAACAAGAAATTGGGAGAAAATCTGGGAGGAAAAATGTTGAAACTGGTCATATAAAAAATCTTGGGAAAACTCATTCTAAACAATTAAACTCTAAGTTGTGGAAATGTTTAGTTACTGGTTATATTACTACTGCTGGACCTTTGACTAATTATCAACGCTCAAGGGGAATTGATACTAGTCTTAGGGATGAAATTTGTGATAAATAAATTGAACATTATAATATTGAGATTTTAAAAATGGTTTTGCCAAAAATTTCCACGCCAATCTACGAATTGGAAATTCCATCATTAAAAAAGAAAATTAGATATAGACCATTTCTGGTTAAAGAAGAAAAAATTCTGATTATTGCTCTAGAAAGTGAGGATTCTAAACAGATTGCAAATGCAGTTAAGAATGTTATTTCAAATTGCATTTTAAGCAAAGGTGTTAAAGTAGAAGACTTATCTACATTTGATATTGAGTATTTGTTTCTCAATATCAGAGGTAAGTCAGTTGGAGAAACTGTTGATGTTTTAATCACTTGTCCTGATGATGAAACAACTCAGGTTCCGATGAGTATTAATTTAGATGAAATTAATGTTGAAGTTGACCCAAAACATTCTCGTGATATTAAATTAGATGATACTCTGACTTTGAGAATGAGATATCCATCTATGACTGAGTTTATCAAGAATAATTTTGATTCTGGTGATGGTGTAAGTGTTGATGATACTTTTGATTTAATTATATCCTGTATTGAACAGATTTATTCGGAAGAAGAATCTTGGACTGCAAGTGATTCTACTAAAAAAGAACTACTAGAATTTGTAGAGCAATTAAGTTCCAAACAATTCAAAGAAGTTGAAAAGTTCTTTGAGACTATGCCTAAACTTTCTCATACAATCAAGATTAAAAATCCAAAAACTGGTGTAGAAAGTGAAGTTGTGTTGGAGGGATTATCGGCTTTTTTCGTGTAGCCCTCTCCCACACCGATCTTGAGTCATACTATAAGACTAATTTCGCACTAATTCAACACCATAAATACTCTTTGACTGAACTTGAAGATATGTTGCCTTGGGAGAGGGAAATTTATATAACTCTCTTACAAAATTATATTGAAGAAGAAAACCTAAAGAATCAAGCAAATGGCTGATTTAGCACAAATAGCTCAAAGTGGGGTAGATCCTATATCAGGGTCCTATTTGTCTGCGGAAAAAAGAAAGGCACTGTTCAAAAGAAGTAAAGTTTCATCAAATATTTTTGGTGGAGGCGGAGCACTTGTTCCAATTAGTAAAAAATCAGATCCAGAGACTCTGGCAATTGTAAAGTCTCAATCATCATCAATAACTTCCGTACAACAGCAGGTTAATACCTTAAGTTCTGAGGTTGCTAATTTAAATAAAGTAATCTTCATTCAGACCCAAACCGTAAATGGAGTTCAAGAACTAGTAGGAAGTTTAAGAGGTGAAGTTACTGGGTTTAATTCTTCTTTAAATAACGTTGCAAAGGCAATCAATACCGATAGTGTTCTAGAACAGAATCGTATAAAGCAAGAAAACGAAGAGCAAAGAAGAGCAACAGAATTAGGATTAAGAGCAGGTAGAGAAAGTCTTTTAGAAAAAGCAATACAAAATGCATTAATTGCTCCTGTTCAGGCAATTGCACAAAAAACACAATCTATTCTAAGTAGATTATCACAGTTCTTTGGAACATTATTGCTCGGATGGTTGACCAATCAAGGAATTGAAACTCTTAGAGCATTATCTGAGGATAATGGCAAAAAATTAATAGAAATTAGAGATAATGTTCTAAAGGCTCTGGGAATTGGTGCCGCAACGTTATTCCTATTAAATGGTGGATTTCTTGCTATTGCCGGAACCATTACAAGACTATCTCTTAAAATTGGAGGATGGTTGCTTAAGAATACAATTGGTAGATTTTTTGGAGCACTTGGAGCTCTTTTGAAGAGTGCCGGAAGTGCAATAGTTTCAACAGCAAAGGCTGGAGCAGCAGTAATAACAGGAAAAGGAACAAAAGCACCAACACCTGCTACTGCTGCTGCCGGGTCTGCTGATGATGTTGCTCGTGCCGCCGCTCCAGCTGCTCGCGCTGGTGCCGCTGTTGCAGATGATGCCGCTAAAGCAACTGCGAAAACAGCAGGAAGATTTGTTCCTGGATTAGGAGCAATTATTTCCGGAGGTGCTGCTTTATATGATTTTTCTAGAGGAGACCCTCTTGGAGGTGCTTTAAATACTATTGGAATGCTTCCTGGACCTTTTGGTTGGGCAGGAACTCTTGGAAGATTGGCTCTTGAGGGAACAAGAATAGCAGGCGGAACTGATAATAAACCACAAACACCATCAGCAACTTCTCCAGCACCAACAAAGACAACAACTACTGCAGTAAAACCACAAAGCCCAGTAATACCATCATCTGCAAAATCTGAACCAACTACTGCTATTAACGATAAACCATTTGAGCAGCAAATGAGTGATCTAAAGGCACAGGCAAATTCAATTGATTTCACTCAGGCACCACAATATGGAGAACTCAATATAACACCAGAGGATAATAGACAGGTTTCATCTCAATCAACTCAGGTAAATATAAAACCACTACCAGCACAGACTGAGAGGATTTCTACTCAAGTTAATGTTGGTCCAGCACCCGCTCCCGCACCAAATGTAATTTACAGAAGAGTTGGGTCTTCTGCACAACAAAAGTCGGGTGCCGCTCCTACTGGTGGTCCCGTAAATGAAGTTCCATCAATATCGGCATCAAATCCAGATAATTTCTATGTGCTCTATTCACAAGTAAATTATAATGTGGTGACATAAGATGGCAGTAGCAGTAAAACCATCCAAAAGTTTACTTAATATTCGTTCTGGAATTAAGTCCATAAAAGATTCATTCTCTGGACTGAGAAAGAATAGTGAAAACCTGAATGAGGTTGTGCTGAAAAAAACAAAAGTAAAAAGAGAATCAATTGCGAGGAATTACATACTTTCTCAAAGAAGAAAAGAAGAAGAAAGAAGAAAAAATAAAGAAGACCTTTTAGAGGCATCAAGTATTGGTGGTGCTGTTAAGAGGCAGGCAAAGGTAATTGCCTCAAGTGCCAAAGGATTTCTGGGAAGAATTATGGACTTCTTGGGGACACTATTAGTTGGTTGGTTGCTTACCAATTTGCCATCAATTATTACGATGGCACAAGAATTAATTGCCAGAATACAAAGACTTTATACTATTGTAACTGGATTTTTTGATAATACCATAAAGTTGTTTAGAGGATTCGGAAATCTACTTGGTGCCGTTGGTAAAAATATTCTAACCTTTGATTTTACCGATAGTAAAGGAAGAGTTGAAAGTGCCTTAAAAGATTTGGGTGGCACTTTTGATGATATGCAAAGTCAGTTTGATGAAGGTTTTAAGTTACTCACAACATCTCTTGGAGAAGGAGTTGTAAGTGGAGAAGATGCTGCTCCTTTTGGAACTCAATATCCAAATGAAAGTATGCAGGAGCAACCTTCTGGTGGAAGTATTGGAACACCTGAACAGAAAGCTATGCTTAGAGCAGTATCTTTTGCTGAGGGAACTAGTAAGGGATATGGTATAATTTATGGCGGTACAAATGTGCCAGAATTAGAAAGGGGTGAATTGACAGTTTCTGAAGTTCTTGAAATGCAAAGAACTGGAAAAGTAAGAGGTAGAAATGCTGGATATAAGAGAGATAGTTATAATTCAGATGCAACTGGAAAATATCAGTTTATGTCTTATACCTTGAGTGAAGAAGTTCAAAGACAGGGTGTTTCGTTAAATGAAAAGTTCACTCCTACTTTACAAGATAAATTAATACTTGGTAGAATCTCCAGAATGAGAGGAGTTACTCCAGAACTTCTTAAAAGGGAAGGGATGAGTGCAAATGTTATGGACAGATTAGCACCAGAATTTGCTTCCTTTCCATATTCACCAAAAGGAAATAAAAGTTTTTATGGTCAACCGGTAAAAAGTCCACAAAGTATTCAAAATGTATATAAACAAGCACTAGGAACAACATCACAACAAAATATAGCACAAACATCGTCAACGCCATCCGTTCAAGGAAGAGGTATTTCCACGACAGTAAAAGATGAGATTAATGTTGCAGGACCAAGTGGAGGAACTCCAAGAGTAGGTCTAACTCCAGGCCAAGGATTTGGAGCAGCTCGCAGAGGAAGAATGCACGAAGGAATTGATATTGGAACTTCGGGACAAAGAGGATATTACGTTTCTTTTAGAAGTAGTGGAAAAGTTGTTTTTGCTGGAGTTGCGGGTGGATATGGAAATTGCGTAGATATTGTCACTTCAGACGGAACTTGCTATAGATTTGCTCACCTAGCAAAAATGATGGTAAGAAATGGAGAATCGTATAATGGACAAACAATTGGTGAAATTGGAAATAGTGGAGCTGGTTCCGGAATACATTTACATTTTGAGGTTAGACCTGGTGGACCATACGGAAAGGCAATTAATCCTAAACCATATCTAGGACTTCTTTCAATT